GAAAATCTTGTTTTACCAGCACTTTCTCTTGACATACTCAAGAAAGTTATTGCTGCATCATTTGCTGGTGCTGGTGAGGTATCTAATTCAGGACTAATTGCTAATGTAGCTCCACCAGAGCTTACAGTTGCATCTGCAGTTACTCTGTATATTTTATCTACACCAGCAATTTTAAATATATCATTTTCTTGTGGTGCAGAAGTCAAACCATCTACAATAAGACTTGAACCTGTTTGTGACCCACCATTTACAAGTACAGTACCATAACTAGGAACATTAATTTGTGTTATGTCACTAGATGATACTTTAAATAAATCGTCATTTTTTGCTACAATAACTCTATCTAAAAATACACCACAACCAATAGCTAAGTAATCTGATGCAGTGCTTGTAAACTCTACTATAGCACCATTAGCGGGAGCATTATCTGAATGTATAGTAGGTGTAAATGCAATTGTTACTGTTTTTTCAGTTGCATCAAAACTTGTAACACCACCAGATGAAATAGTATAAATGTCACTAAATGTAAGTTCTAAATCTTCTGCAAGGTCTAACCCTGTAGATAAAGTTATAGTACTTCCACTTATAGCTGATACAGTAATACCACTTGGTATACCTGTTCCACTTACATCCATGCCTACTTTTATTGTACCAACTACAGTGTCAATAATATGTGTAGTATTGTCAGAGTCAGGGGCATTAAAAGTAAGTGTAACATCGTTAGCTATAGATTGTGCAGAAGATATAACTATATTATTTTGATCAGTAACTGTTGTTACAGTAATACCAGCATCAACACCAGTACCTGTAACTGTCATTCCTACAACTATACTTCCAACATTACCATCTACAGCAACATTTGCTGAACTAGAAACTGTGCCATCTACTACTGCAGTAGCTGTATTATTTACCTGTGCTGTAGCATGTATAAGTTTAAAAGTATCACCAGCAACAGGGGTAGTCCTAATGTTAGCTATATTTAAACTGCCGCCAGATTGACCTTCAGCATTAACAACAGGGGCACCATAAGGTGGAATAATGCTACTATTGTATTTTGTATAACCTAAGATACGTCTATAACCACCCTCAATAGATGGCTCAAAGTTTCTAAGAGTTCTTGCAGATCCCGGTGCATTAATACCTTGTTGCAATGGACTCATATTAGTAACAAGTCCACCCTTAAATTCTATAGGGTATGTTTGACGAGTTGATGGCATGTATTAAGAAACCCTAATAGTGTTATAAGAAGAGTTTGTTTGGTTTATTACAGTTGATCTCAAGTAGTCATAACGGTTAATGTAAAGGCTACGTAGTTGTTTAATCTCATCATCAAAGCGTTGTTGACAAACTACGCATGTTTTTAATTTCATCTACAAAACGTTGTTGCATAATAGAAGACTCTTGCGTTTCCCCTCTAAACATATAAGCATAGTGCATTGCACCATCTAGTAAAATATATCTAAACTGTTCAGGTATGGTGGGTACATCTGTGGCATTAATAAGATCTACTGGTAATCTATAATACTCATATACAACAGTATACGCTTTATCTGGTGCAGCTACAAAGCCAAACTCTAAGCTAGGTGTGCGAAATACATAGTCAGGTAATGCTCTACGATTATCTGATGTACTATATTCTGCATCTACATATTTATCTAAATACTCTTCGTAAGTAATTACACGAAGTCGTTTAGTATCATTACCTAGAGTATCATCACGTTTAATACGAAAGCTATCCATGTCAATTGTTTTAGCATCTGCAGGATATGCATAACGTACTGTACCTGCAGTTAATATTTCTTCAGCTTCTACATGGTTAAAAGGCCATTCATATTCATGCTGATTAAGATAACGAATAGCAGAGTTTACTGCATCTTTAATCATACTGTACTCACCAGTAGCGGCAGCAAAGTTACTAGTGGTAAGCTCTACCTCATTAAGTCTACGGTTTACGTCATTTACTAGACCAAGATAATCATAAGCCATTTAACGTTCCTTTACCCGTAACTTAATACTGCGTTCTGCTTGACTGCCTGTGCTGTCAATCATGTTACAGAAAAAAGTATATTCAATGTTATTTGTACCACCACCAATATTAATAGTGGCTACAGTAGTAGTATTAGTTTGTGATACATTCTGTATATCATCAGTAGTTGCAGAACTTGAAGCAACAGTAAGTGTTTGTCCTGCACCTAGTGTAGTCTTAGTACTATAAGCCGTACTCTTTACAGACCATGTAACAGTACTAATAGTAGCACTACCAAGAAAACGTGACCAATCTACACTGTAATCTAGTTGTTCATCAGGGTCTTTATTAGGCCAACGAAAACTCATGTTTAATCCTCAGTTGCGTATACAGTTCGTTCTGCAGATGTTGCTTGTCGTTCTACAAAAACTATTCTATTCTCTTGTGGTATTCTTACTGTCCTGTTTGTGTCAAAGGCAGAAACAAATACCAATCTATTCTCATCAGGTATACGTACAGTTCTGGATGCTGAAGTAGACATTATGCTGCCTCTGCTATATATACTGTACGTCTACGGCTGTACTGCTCTCTTACAGCTTGGAAGTCAAATACTACTGCAGTTGTACTTATTGTACCTATTGTACCTGTAGCTGGTGCAGATGCCAAAGCTTCACTTACTTTAACTTGTGCTAATGCTTGTACAGAACCTGTTGCACTCACACTATCAAGTACTTCAGTAGGTTTTTCCTCTAACTCATTTACTGTACTTGTAGCAGCTACACCTGTAAGAACTATAAGTGAATCTGCATGAGGTATAATAGCTGCTACTGTACCTGTAGCTGTAGCACTTGCAAGTCTTTCAGTAACTTTAACCTGAGATAATGCTTGTACAGTACTTGTAGCACTTACACCAGTTGTAATACGTTCACTGATGTCAATTTCAAAACCACCAGCAGAAACAGGTTCTATTGCTCCTGTAGCAGATACACTAGCTAGTGTAAATTTATTATTAATGTGAAGTGTATTAATTGTGCCTATAGCACTAACACTATCAAGTCTTTCAGTAACCTTAACCTGAGCAAGTGCCTGTACAGTACCTGTTGCACTTACACTTTCTAGCCTTTCAGTAGTTTGATCTTCTACTGTACCTATAGCACCTGTAGCAGATACACCAGTAAGTGTTCTGGATATGTCTTCAGCACCGTAAGCAGATACACCGTACCTACCTGTAGCAAATCGTGCTGAAGCTGCTACAACAGCCATTACGCTATACGGATAACTGCATTACTACTATCTGGTGATCCACCACCTGAAGGTGGGAACTCAATAGTAAGATCACCTGCAGTAGCACTAACAGTACCACCAAAAGATATTACAGCAATAGCAGGTTTACCTGTTACGCTGTCATTATAAATTAAACATCCATCTGCTGATGTAGTTACATTAGAAAACACTTCATCTGCAAAGTCTATAATAGCTGTAGAACCAGATAAACTAATACTAGCACTGTCTAATACTTGACCAGTTGTTGTATAGTTAGTTCCTGTTGCTTCGTCATTTGTACCTTGGGTTAATGATGTACCATTACCAGTGCTACTCCCATTATACGTAGTAGTAGCTGCCCCATAGTCTTCAGTAGGTGAATCTTTAATTAATGCCATCTTAATACTGTGACCAGTCAAATTATGAGTGCCACTAAGTAACTCTGTTTTGAATGTATTACACATTGCTGTTGTAACGCCCATGATTAGGTTCCTTTTAGAAGTCTACACAATATTCCATCTGTGTAATTTTTAATGCCGTATCTTTGTCTTGCCATCTAGGAACGTATATACACTCTATTTTAGAGTAACCATTCTCTTTGGCATAATTAAATCTGTTATTCCCTATAGCACAACGATATTTTAAATCTGTTTCTACTGCTTTATTAGGGTCTTGTCTTCGTGGTTGTTCTTCATAGTAAGTTAAAAATGTATCTTGACTCCAAACTATCGGGGGCCAAAGCATCCCATTATCGTCTATAGATTTTTTAATAGCTGCTAAAAACTTTCTATCTAGTAGTGCAGCCTCATCCATCTCTGAGTATACTTCGTTTAAATTAAATACTCTAGTAGACCAACCATCAACTTTATTTTTAGATTTTAGTATCATTTAGATGTTTTATAGGGGCCACTCGAAAGCAGCCCCTAAAGTTACTTATGCAAGCAGATCACGATCTACTTCTGCAGCAGCACCTGTAGCACCCATTGGGGCATATACTACAAAGAACTGAAATGATCCTGCTGAAGGAGCATTTGAACCTGCAAGTTTAGCAGTGATCACTGTGTCAGCAGTTGTGACATTAGTAATACCATTTACTGTGGTAGTAGTGGCAGCTAAAGTTTTAGCACCATTAATATCAGCAGTACCAAGCATATCAACATCACCGCCTGTTACACCGAAGCTTACTGCATTAGCACCACCGATAGTGGCTGCAGCAGTACACTCAGCGCCAGCAGCAAGAACCACACAATTGTCTGGAACTGTGCCAATGTCGTGAGTTGAGCTAGTGGTAAGATCACCGTGAGCAATCACAGCAGTCTCAATACGAACTGGAGATTGTAAAGCCATTGTTTAGTCCTCCTTACGCTGCGTTATATTTGGCGGTTACGATTGCTTCAGGGCGAAGAATCTTACGGCCATATAAATGCATACCACGAACGATGTCAGCAAAGCTGTCAGGGTCACGATATGTTTCGGTTTTATTGATCTGCTCAGCAGTGGCTACTGCAGAATCATGACCAGCTACGATAACACCATAGTTAGTGTTTTGGTTTGCAGAACCTGTTGTACCTGAACCTGTACCCACTGAAGGTAGGTTAGATGATGAGTACACACGGAAGCCGTGCAGGTTGTTAAGAACCAAACCATTACGAAGTGCACCAGACTCACCGTAATCTGCGTTCAGAAGACGTGAATCTTCGTCAGCCATGATTTCCATGAATACTGGATCTACGACCAGCCAGCGACCTTGCTTATCAACTTGTTGTTGGTCAAGCAAACGAGCCATACGAGCTACAACCATTGCTGGTGAAGCTGTTGCTGTTGGTAGTGCAGTAGCACCTGGCAAACGAGCAGCTACTGGAATCGAATGATCTCCAGCAGAAGTAGTTGTGATGTTGCCAAATGAATCCTTACGGAGTTTCATTGAAGTCAGCAATTCATCAGAACCAGCAGTGGCTACTGCTTTAGTGCCGTTTACTTGGTCATTAACTGTGTCAGCATCTGTATGCAGAGCAGACTGTTTGAAACCTGACAAGTAGCCAAGAACTTCTTGGTCATGTTGGTCAGCCAAACGATATGCTGCACGGTTGGTTGCAAGATCCATGAAATTGACGTGGCTATGAGCCTCCTCGATGTCATCAATTTTGAAGGCAAAGTAGTTAGCTTTGTCTACAACCAATGAGAAATCTTCATCGTCAAGATCTTGTGCTGAGATGTTAGTACCACGAGCATATGAGCTTACGGAAATCTCAGGTTCTTTAATGATTTTTACAGTGTCGCCTTGGGCACTGATCTCTCCGAAATAATCAGAGTTGGTGATGTCACCACATACAGTACTCTTGCGAAAAGCAAGTTGTACTTTTTTAGAGTAGATTACGGAACTAAAGTTACCGTTAGGTAAGTTACCGTATCCCCCTGCTGTTGAAAAAGCCATAATAAATCCTCCTGATAGTTGGCTTCGTTACAAAGCTAATACCAATAAGAGGCTGTTACATTTTCTAGGGTGCGTAAATTTAACAGTCGGCCAACCGTTAGTTTACGGGCCTGTACTTGAACAGGTGGTTCTTTATAGTTTAGACTTGTGGAAATTGGACCAGAACAAAAGGTAGTCATAAGAGGCTTTTGTTCTATGTCCCTAGTTATACTATTGATTTTTTGTTTGTCAATAGTTTATCTGGCATTACCAGACACGTCATAGACAAATTTACCATTGCGCATTGCTTTGTTAATTTCGTCTGCACGTTCTTCAAATTCTTTGTCGGACATTTTAGCAACATCTGACTCACGAATCATCTCACTGGCATCAGCTACATCTACTTGAGTCTTACTACGTTTAGTAACTGTTGAAGCTGCTGCTTTTTTATTTGCTTTTTTATCTTTAAGAGTTAGACCTTTGTCTATCTTATAAAGATCAATAACACGTACTACTGAGTCTGGATCATCTGCATTCTCATAAAGTGCATCCTTAACCCACTTAGGTTGTGCATCTGCCCAATCATGAAACTCATCTGCTTCACGTAGCTTGTCAAAGTCTGCATGAGACTCACGAATTTTATTTTCAGACTTTACTCTGTTAGCTTCTGAATGAGCTTCATCAAGTTCTTTCAGTCGAGTATCAGCTTTACTAAACATCTCCTGTGCTTTTTTAGTAGCGATGGTTTCTACTATGCCAGCTACATCAGGATACTTTGCTGCCCATTCTTCAATGTCCTCGTCAGACTTAGGTACAGTAACACTTGCTTTAGAAGACTGTAGGCTCTCTAACTTTTCGTCCCACTCTTTTTCCTTCTGCTGCATGTGGCGTCTTAGGTCGCCGTAGCGTTTCTTAAAAGACTTTTCTTCTGCAGATAACGTTTCTTCTTTAGCTTCTGTATTGGTCTCTGCTTCTTGGGCAGCTTCTTCAACTTCTTCTGCATCTACTGGGGTTTCTCCCCTTGCTTCAGCTTCAAGTTTTTCAATCTCCTTAGCTTCTTCTTCCATTCGTTGCTTACGCTTTGCGTTATTGTATCCACGATCAACGAATCCTGCAGTCTTTGGTGTTTCCATTTCTGCTAGTTCAGGCATTTTATTCTCCTTATGTTGGGGTCAGCCGTAGCCGAGTAGCCTTATTTTTTCTTTTTGGGTCTTGATACTAATCCACCTGTAGCTCTTCCACCTGCGTAGACACCGCCACCTCCTCCACCTCCAAAGCCACCAGCACCTGCTCCTGCTGAAGAGGAACCTAAATTATTGTCAGATTTATCTTTATCATCATCATTAAAATCTGTTTGTGCACTAGCGGCAGCGTTTGCAGCAGCTATTTGTGCAGCACTTGGACCATCATCGTTGGCTTGACTTGCTTTAAACTCTTCTCTTTTTTTCTCAGCCGTTTTAGTTAGTTCTTTAGTAAGTTTCTTTCTTTCAGGTGCAGTCATAGCTTCAAGATAACCCGAGGTAAAACCTGATGCACTTGGATCTTTACTTGAGGTTCCTCCATATTTTTCAGATAATTCTTTTGCCCTAGCTGCACCAAATGCTGCTGTAGTAGCTTTATCCATACGTTTTTGAGCACCGTAATGTTCTGTTAAGTTTTCAATATTTAATTTAGATGTAGCTCCAGCTGCAAGTTGATCGCCATCAATCATAAAGCCAGGAATCCAACCCAAGTCATTAGACTTAATAAACCCATCAAGTTTACCTTTAAGTGTTGCAGCTTCTTCAGTTGCACCAATACTTTCAAGTATTTTTACATTAGCTGCAATTTGAGCTGCAGTTCCAGCTTGACCTAAGACTCCAAATATTCCACCCCCAAATACCCTATTAACTAAAGCTCCAAAAGTACCTGATTCTGGGCCTTCTAAAGCTTTAGTTGAACTGTCTAAAATACTTTGCACATCAGTATAATTGTAACTATCCATCCAAGCATTAGGATCTGCTGTAGTTTTATCCTCATCTTTACTACTACCATCACCCCCTACTCTAGGGGTAGGTGCTGGCATCTCACACATCTTAGTATCTGAATTATAAACCATACCTCTGGCTGCACAAGTCTGTGGAGTCTCTCCAGTAGGAGCTGGTGCAGGAGCTGGAGCTGTGGCAATTGGTGCTGGTGGTTGCTCAAAGCTAAACTCACCAGTATATCTACCACCACCAGGTCTTCCTGGAGTAGTAATAGCTTCTTCTACACTTACACCCTCTGGTGGCTTATAGAAACTAAAGTCAGCACCGTTAGCTGCACCAGCAACCATACCACCTTGGTTCATCATAATGTTATTAATCTCTTGCATTTCTGCTGGAGTAAGATCACCACCCATAGCCATTTGTCGTGGTTGTGGGGGCATAGGTGCAGGTGGTGGACTATATGGTGTAGGAGCTTGCATCTGTTGAGGTTGCTGCATCATAGGGGCGGCTTTAGGTCCACCAGCAGGAACAGGCTCACCACCGATTCTACCAGTAGCTTCCATCTTTTGCAAGCCCTGTTTTGCTTTATCACGAAGATCTTCAAAATGTTTTACGCCAAGGTATCTGACGACATCAGCAGGTACTACATACTC